TACTTCTGTATCGTGATAGCTGAGTCATCCACTAAAATGGAGCCAACTCGACATGTTCTAACATGTATAATGCTAAATCAATGTGCGGAAGACTTATGTCATTAGGGATTTCCAAAGCCTCCAGTCACCAACTGGTTGTGCTTGTTGGCAAATGGGAAAATTCATCAGGTATTGAGTGGACGATCGCTCGGTTGAAGGAAGTAAAGTTACTTTACCTCCACCGATTGAGTGGTTCATCGTACTCTCCGGCCATTTGGTTACGGCTGGGGAAAGACGGTTTACCGAAAGGCCCTTTAAAGGCCCTGTTTCGTCACGGTGAGAAGAAAAACCTTTCTAAGGTACTCACCTCGTTGATGTGTTATTCTGCATACGTTTCGTCCAGACTCACGGAGACCCAAAAGAAGAAGTTCATAGGGTCTATGATGAGCGAGGATGGAAAGGGCATGGAATCTACTATTATGGCGGTTTATGAACCGGATAGTAGTCCTCCTTCGCTACCACCTAGTTTAGTCGAGTATTGTACCTCGAATCAGCGCGGTCCCTCCGGTGACGGAGTAACCTCTGGTCCTGAAAAGGACGTGCTGTCCATGTTTTTGCATGGCGCTAGGTCGAATGCTGTTCGGCAGATTATCGCCGAACATGAAGAGTTATTTAGACAGGTTATTCCTGTTGATGTGCTCTTCAACACAGAACCCCACGAGTTTGGGGCTACACAAAAACACACTCTCGGGAGAATTTCGGGAATTCAAGAACCGGGCTTTAAGCTCCGGGCCGTAGCAAATCCCTCACGGGTATTGCAGGCCGTTCTTGAGCCTCTTAAGGAGGCACTAGCTAGAAAACTAGCTACTATCCCAACGGATTACACCTTTAACCAAGGTAAGGCAGTGCCAGTGATACAAAACTGGCTCCGGGAAGGAAGGACGGTCCACTCTGTGGATCTATCCGACGCGACCAACCTGTTTCCGTGGCCTCTCCAGCGTAAGCTGCTTCAAGACTTGTTCACACACCCAAAAATGCGACAACTTATCGCTATAATGGATTCGTGTGCAACAGGCCCTTGGCAGAACTGCCTAGGAGATGGACCTGAAATTCTTTATTTTACTAGGGGTCAACCCCTAGGGCTAGGTCCGAGCTTCTTTTCCTTTGCCTTGTCTCACAACGCCCTTTTACAGGGTATATGTGATAAAAGGGGATTAGAGCCGGATTTCTTGATCCTTGGCGATGATGTTGCCATAGGAAATTCAGAATTACATCGCATTTACCTGGCTACCCTCGATAATCTCGGGTGCGTGGTCTCTCAGCAGAAATCGTTCTCCTCGCGGAGAATGGCTGAGTTTGCAGGTATGACGATCCTAGCCGATCGATTCGGGCATGCTTTCAAATGGAGAGTCCTCACGGATCATTCATTTGCGGACGCATGCCGCATGTTAGGGAAGGGCGTCCTGCCCCTGCTAACCCCGAAACAAAGGGGGATAGCTCAACTGATAGGTAACCTACCCAAAAGCCTAGGCGGCTTTGGATGGTCAGACGGTCTCAATTTAACCCAGCTCTTCGCAAGCAACCCTATTTCTCAGGTTGCTATCTCTTCCTTGGTAGGTAGAGAAGAAAAGAAGCGAGAGCGTACCATGGTATTCAGG